TCCCTCAAAGCTCGCCAGATCGGTTGGTCAACGCTCGTAGCCGCTCATTGCTTGTGGCTTGTCTTGTTCACCCGTGATGTAGGGATCGTCATGCTCTCACGCAACGAGCGTGAATCGGTGAAGCTCCTACAAAAAAGCAAGTACGCATACAAAAACCTGCCCGCGTGGATGAAAGAACGCGCGCCCGCGAGCCTTACCAATCACCAACAGAAGATGGTGTTCGCTAACGACTCAATGATTGAGTCCCTTCCCTCGCGAGAGGACCCCGCGCGTGGTTCTGCCGTGTACCTGGTGGTGGTCGATGAATGGGCTTTCTTGGAAAATGCCGAAGAAGCGTGGGCTAGTATTGAGCCTGTTGCTGACGTTGGTGGGCGCGTTATTGGTCTATCGACTGCTAATGGCTCTGGCGAGTTCTTTCATAACTTCTGGATTAAAGCAACTACGGGAGTAAGCGACTTCAAACCGATGTTCTACCCGTGGTCCGCCAACACCGAGCGTGACGAATCGTGGTACGAATCAAAGCAACGCTCGATGATGCCGTGGATGCTTCATCAGGAATACCCCACGAGCGCGGAGGAAGCGTTCATTCGCTCGGGTAATCCCGTGTTCGATATCGACATGCTCAGTCGAGCGTGTGAAATCTTCGATCCCCGCCGAGGCTATCTGGTGACTAGCCCCGACACCCCAAAATCCCCCACCTTTCGCAGTAGCGAAGAGGGAGAGTTCGCGGTGTGGGCGTTGCCCAACGCGGTGGGCACTTACGCAATAGGTGCCGACGTAGCAGAAGGGCTAGAACATGGCGACTACTCATCGGCTCACGTGGTCGAACATAAAACGGGTGAACTGGTTGCTCATTGGCACGGACGTATCGACCCCGACGCGTTCGGGGACATCCTGGCCCAAATCGGCTACTTCTACAACACCTCACTCTTGGGTGTGGAAGTCAACAATCACGGGCTAACGACCTGTACCCGCCTCAAATATCTGTCCTACCCTAGGCTTTACTACCGTAAAGTCCTAGACGAACGTTCGATTTCACAAGGTCGCAAGATCGGTTGGAGAACGTCGGTATCAACGAAACCCCTAATGATTGACGAACTCAACATGGCTATTAGGGACGAGGACCTGATGGTTCCGTGCGCGTTGACCCTCGCTGAATTGCGTACTTATGTGCGCGACGAAAAAGGGAAAATGCACGGTTCCCCCTACGACGACAGAGTGATGTCGTTGGCTGTCGCCCAACAAATGCGCAGGCACCTTTCTACGTCCGAATACAAGATGCCCGAGGACGACTATTGGACCGCTCAATGGTGGTTACGGCAAGCAATGGAGGGGGACAAGACCGAAAAACTCCCGTTGGGCTATTACAACCGTCGCAAAACCGTCGAAATGTAATCCCCGATGGGACAAAACGGGCTATAAGTGATGGGTTGTAACCACTTTAGGGTTCGTTTCTACGATGGAGAGGAACATTGCTTCTCGTGCGATCCCTCAACAGGCACAGGACCGCTCCGCATCAACTGGGTTGGTGGGGGTCAAGTAGGCAACAAAGCAGCTTTTCACGAGCTAACGCTTGGCGAAGCGATCCGCAAGCAGGAAAACGACAATACCAAGTTCGAAAAAGAGCATCCTGGTTCGAAGATCGAACCAGTTGGAAAGAGATGGATATGAAGAAGTCAAAGGTTTCCCCTGGACGCTCCGAGCGTTTGGGTCATGTAGGCGTAGTCAAGAACATGGGCGCAAAGCACGCTGGCCCGCAGCAGGGTTCGTCTGCTCTCGGTGGCAAGAAGAAGTAGTTGCCCGAACTGACCGCTCCGTGGGGTCAGAACGACGATGGCGACAAACCTCGCTGGTCGAGAACTGATGCTCTACGGAAATACCGAACTCGTGTAGACCGCGCTAAAAACTGGCGTAAACAGGAGGGCTACGACGACACCTGGCGTCGTATGCGCGACCTGTATCGCGGTAAGCATTTCAACCAGTTCAGTAACGATGACATGATCGCGGTGAATATCGCGTTCGCCACGATTAATGTGATCCTTCCTTCGGTCGCGGTCAATCACCCAAAGATCACGATTGTTTCCGCCAAAGAGGACGAGTCAGATAAGGCCACTATCGCTGAGGCTGTTATCAACTATTGGTGGCGTCACTTCAATCTCAAAACGGAGTTCCAGCTAGCGGTCAAAGACTTCCTCGTTTACGGGCACGGTTGGGTCAAGGTTTCCTATCGGTACACCGAAGAGGAACAGGACATCCCGCCAGAAAAACTCGCGCAGATGCTAACCGAAGCGCGCGAAGCCGCTTCCGCTAGCGCGCTAGAGCGAATGGGCACCCCCGTACCTGGGATGATGCCGCCCGCGATGGGTCCGCCCGAGCTAGGTATGGGGGGTCCGCCTCCGTCGCCAGGGATGGAAGGTCTGCCGCCCGAAATGATGATGGGCGAAGAACAACCACCGCTTCCCCCGCTCGGCACCGAACCTCTTATTCCCGAAGCGGCGGGATTCGCGCCTCCCACGGTGGCACCGCCACCGATGCCAGTCGCTCCCTTCAACCCCGACGCCGCGTTCGGTCAACCGACCGACGACGATCTGGCAGCAGAAATCCCCACGAAAGAAAACGTTGTTGTCGAAGATCGGATAGCGACCGAACGGGTTTCACCGTTCGATGTGTTCGTTGATCCCGAAGCGATAACTCTCGATGACGCCGCGTGGATGGCGCAACGCGTCATTCGAACGGTCGAGGAAGTCAAAAAGGACGAGCGTTACAAGAAAAGCGTTCGCAAGCAGGTTGAAGCCGATTCCGAAGTTCGCACTCACGAAGAGTTCGATGACGACAAAGAAGCGTATGGCGACGACATCAAGCGGGTAACGGTGTGGGAGTTTTACGACATGCACCGTCAGACCGTATCGGTGTTCACCAGGACAGGCGACAAGTTCCTGGTCGATCCAAAACCGTTCCCTTACGTTTTTGGTCTGCCGTTCGTGATGATTCGCAACTACGACATCCCCGACGAGTTCTACCCGATGGGCGATCTCGAAGAGATCGGCCCCCTACAGGACGAGTTGAACGAAACTCGTTCTTCGATGATGCAACACAGGAAGGTGTATGCACGTAAATATCTCTACAAACGCTCGGCGTTTGGTCAAACGGGGATAGGCGCTCTCTCTTCGAACGAAGATAATGTTCTTGTACCTATCGAGGACGAGAACATAGCGTTGAGCGAAGCTATCGTTCCGATGCCCGTCACTACTCCCGATCCGCAGATGTACCAATATTCGGATGTAATCGAAAATGACATCGACAGGATCAGCGGGATTAACGAGTATATGCGTGGCGCTCTTCCCGAGATTCGAAGGACAGCTACCGAAGCGAGCATTATCCAAGATGCAGCTAACTCGCGTTCTGCTCACAAACTTGACATCATCGAATCGGCTATTCGAGACATCGCTCGAAAGCTGATAGGTCTAGCTCAACAGTACGTCACCGACGAACAGGTCGCACGCGTGATGGGCCTGAACGGTCAGGCTGTATGGGCATCATTTACGAGGGAAGATATTCAAGGAGAGTTCGACTTCGAGGTCGAAGCTGGTTCTACTCAGCCGATGAACGAATCGTTCCAGCGTCAGCAAGCGATGCAAATGATGCAATCGCTTATGCCGTTTGTGTCGATGGGGCTAATGAACTCCATCGAACTGATTCGCTACGTTCTGCAGAAGGGGTTTGGAATCAAAAACCCCGAACGGTTCATTGACCCGAACGCACAAATGATGCAACAAATGCAACAGCAACAGCTAATGCAACAAATGATGGGCGATCCCAACGCGGAAGGTGACCCCAACGCTGAGGGCGGGGGGCAGCCTTCTATCGGCCAGGGGGATAACGGACAGGGCGGCGGAGTTGGCCCACCGCCATCAGGCCCGCCGCCTACAGGCGTCGGCCAAGGAATGATTACACAACTGGCTAACCAGGTCGGCGTCACGCTCCCCCATTTGGGGAACTAATGCCACACAAAACATTCCCACTCGACGCTCTCAAAGCCTACAAAAAGCAGGAGCCAGAAACACCACCGAACGTTACGGTTAACTTCGATCTCGCTCCGCTGATCGCGTTGCTAACACAAACGCTCACCCCCAATCACGAGGTCAAAACCCGTGGGCAGTTCAGCCCTGTAGGTGCGTAATGCCCCTGCGGCAATCCAATACAGCGTCGCTTCCAGCGACTTTGGCTGTGACTTCCTCCGCTACGCTCGTGCTGGCTGGAAACACTTCTCGTGTTTCCCTGCTGATAGTCAACACTTCCCCCGACACTTGTTATTTTGGTTACGACTCGACAGGGCTAACCACCTCCACGGGAGTAGCTGTTTTAGCAAACGAAGCTTTGTATGAGGACATCTACACGGGGCCCGTGTACGCAATCAAGGCGGGTGCGACGGTAAACTTGCCGTACATCGAGGTCGCCTGATGCCTCGCATTATCAAAATGGGTGGAGGCGGCGCAGGCGGAGGCCCGCACGCAAGCACTCACCTCGCGGGCGGGACCGATGCGCTTTCGTGGATCAACATTCACGGGGTCGGACTCGATTCAGCGAAGCCCGCTGCTGGCGCTAGCAACAACGGCTATTTCTATTTCTCTACTGACATCGTGGGCGGTACTTTGTACCGCTCCAACGGCACCACTTGGGTCGCGGTAGCACCTGGCGTTTCGGGCGGAGGTGGCGCACCAACGACCGCTGACTATCTTGTCGGCACCGCCGACGCTGGGTTGTCCGCCGAAATCGTGGTTGGCACTACGCCTGGCGGCGAGCTGGGCGGGACGTGGGCTAGCCCTACCGTTGATGCTACGCACTCGGGGTCAACGCACGCGGCCACGCAAGCGGCGGCGGAAGCTACTGCGCAGGCCGCGCTCGACGCGCACCTAACCGACGCGGTAGATGCTCACGACGCGAGCGCTGTTTCTATTCTTGACGCTGCCGCCGACTTCACCGCTACTGAAGTCGAAGGCGCTCTAGCGGAACTGCAGACCGCAGACGAAGCTGACGAGGCGGCATTAGCCGCCCACCTTGCCGATGCCGTCGATGCCCATGCTGCTAGTGCGATTTCCATTCTCGATACTGCCGCTGACTTTACGGCTACCGACGTGGAGGGGGCGTTAGCAGAACTGCAATCGGACGCCGAAGCCGATGCCACGGGGTTGTCAGACCACCTGGCAGATACCGTAGATGCCCATGACGCGTCAGCAATTTCCATCCTAGACACCGCTGCAGACTTCACCGCAACCGAGGTGGAGGGCGCGTTG